CAAGCGCCCTCTCCAGTCGGGCGCACTGGCGGCGGCCCTGACAGCCCGCCAGTGGTCGGACCGAATCCTCGGACGGAACCAGATTGTCGAACTCCCCATTCGCTGTGTCTGGCTGGCCACCGGCAACAACCTACAGCTTGACAACGAGATCGCCCGGAGGACGGTGTGGGTCCGGCTGGACGCCCGAGTAGACCGACCCTGGCAGCGGACCTCGTTCCGTCACCCGGATCTTCCCGCCTGGCTGCGACGCCATCGCCACGAACTGGTGTGGGCGTTCCTGGTGCTGGTCCAGCACTGGATCGCTGTCGGCCGGCCCGCCTGGGACGGGGTGCCCCTGGGTTCATATGAAGCCTGGTCGTCGGTTGTCGGGGGCATCCTGAAGGCGGCAGGCATCGGCGGGTTCCTCGAGAACCGGGAGGAGCTGTACGCCCGAACCGACGCCGAGACCGAGGAGTGGCGGCTCTTCGTCGGCGCCTGGTGGGAAGCGCACGCGGAGACGCCCGTGAAGGCTGGCGACCTGTACGCCCTGTGCCGTGACCGGGAACTGCTGCCATCAATCTTCGCCGCGGCGAAGGACGACGCGACCGACCGGGCGCTGACGACCCGCCTGGGGCTGGCCCTGCGGCGACGGCGGGACCGCTGCTTCGGTGATCTGGTGATCCGCAGCCAGGCCGACGCGCACGAGAAGGCGACGATGTACCGCCTAGAGGCCTCCGGCCTGCGGGACGTTGAGGGCAACGTCCCGCAGATTTCGGCCAACGTCCCGCAGGAAAACAGCGATTCTCAGATTCAGTTGCGGGACGTGCGGTACCTTGCGGGACCTTTTTCAAACCTCCGCGCGCGAACGACATCTCCAGATCACAGTGTAGAAGGAACCGCGTCAAACGTCCCGCAACGTCCCGCAGGTCCCGCAGACAGATTCGAAACGGGCGCTGATCCTGCGGGACGTTCGCCTTTGGAGGCCCCCAACGTCCCGCAACCTCGGCCTGAAGAGCCCGCCTGGGTAGAGGAGGTCCCGTGAACGCCATCGAGATCATCGAAAGGGTGCGAGCGCACGACGCCGAGCTAGTGGTGGAGGACGACCGGCTGCTGGTGTGTGGCAGGGCAAGCCCGCTCCCAGACGACCTGCGACAGGCCCTCCACGACCACAAGGCGGAGCTCATGGTGGCGCTGGGGGTGCCTCTAGACCGAACCGTGGCCTTCGTACTCACGGAGCTGCGTCCCTATCTGCCGAAGTCACTGCGAGGGCTGCCGGACGACCGCCTCCTCGTCCTGGTCAACTGGTCCATTATGGCGGCCTTTGAGGCGGCGATACGCGAGGCGGGCCACTGACAGCGGAGGAGGAACGAAGCGCCATGCCACGACGTCCGCTTAAGCCCTGCGCCCAGCCCGGCTGTCCAGTCCTCGTCGAAAGCGGGCGCTGCCCCGGTCACGACGGGAAGCGACAGCACTACCGCGACCATCCGCGAGGAAGCTCTACGGTTCAGGGCTACGGGCAGCGGTGGCGGAGGGCGAGAGCCCGGTTCCTCGCCGCGCATCCGCTGTGCGTCCAGTGCCGGCGTGAGGGCAGGATCACGGCCGCGACCGTTGTCGACCACAAGGCGCCTCACCGGGGCGACCCCGCCCTGTTCTGGGACGAGAGCAACTGGCAGCCAATGTGCAAGCAGTGCCATGACGCGAAGACCGCGCGGGGGGGCCGCTGGGGGAGCCGGTCGATATTTTCAGGCTCGACGGCGCCTCGGGAGCGGTAGCGCACCTTCACGCGCGCGTTGCCAAATTAGGCCAGGGGGGTGGTAGGCGATGCAGCCCGGGCCAAAGCCGCTGCCGACGCACCTGAAGTTGATGAGGGGGACGCTCCGCAAGGACCGAGCCAACCGGAACGAGCCCAAAGGTGTGCCGGCCATCCCGACCTGCCCAAGGCACCTTGGCGAAGAGGCGAAGCGCGAATGGCGCCGCGTCTCAAAGGAGCTGCGGGCGATGGGCCTGCTCACGAAGGTCGACCGGGCCGCGCTTGCCATGTACTGCGACGCCTGGGGGCGCTGGGTCGACGCGCTGGAGGCGCTCAGGCGCTACGGCGTCATGGTCAAGTCCCCGAGCGGCTTTCCGATGCAGTCCCCGTACCTGGCCGTGGCGAATAAGGCGATGGAGCAGATGCGGCTGTTGTTGGGTGAGTTCGGCATGAGCCCGAGCTCTCGTACTCGCATACACGCCCAGCCCGTCCCGGAGGAAGAGGAGAGCAAGTGGGCCGGGCTGTTGTAGGAAAGGGCAGGCCAGCGGTGGCCGGCGGCGAGCGCGTGGTGCGCTTCGTCAACAACCTGACGCACATCAAGGGCGAGTGGGCCGGGCAGCCCTTCTCCCTCCGGCAATGGCAGGAGGACATCCTGCGGCCCCTGTTCGGCACCCTCAAGGCGGACGGGTTGCGGCGCTACCGTACCTGCTACGTCGAGATCCCGCGCAAGAACGGGAAAACCGAGCTGGCCGCCACGGTCGCCCTCTACATGCTGCTCGGGGACGGCGAGCCGGGCGCGGAGGTCTACAGCGCGGCCGTCGACCGCGAACAGGCGAGCCTCGTGTTCAACGTCGCCGCCCAGATGATCCGCAACGATCTTGAGCTCACCGCCCAGTGCGAGATCATTGACAGCCGCCGCCGGATCTACCATCCCCGCACCAACAGCTTCTACTGCGCGATTCCCGCCGAGGCCCCGGGCCGCCACGGCTACAACGCCTCAGCCGTCATCTACGACGAGCTGCATGCGGCGCCCAACCGCGAGCTGTACGACGTCCTGGCGACGTCGACGGGCGCACGCCGGCAGCCCCTTGTCTTCGTCATCACCACTGCGGGCTGGGACCGCTCCTCCATCTGCTACGAGCTCCATAACTACGCGCTCAGAGTCCGCGACGGGATCATCGACGACGAGACCTTCCTCCCCGTTCTCTACGCCGCTCCCGACGATGCCGACTGGCTGGACCCAGCCGTTTGGCGGTCATGCAACCCGGCACTCGGCGACTTCCGCAGCCTGGAAGAGATGCAGGTTGCGGCCCTGCGCGCGAAGGAGATCCCCGGCCAGCAGAACGTCTTCCGCCGCCTCTACCTCTGCCAGTGGACGGAGCAGGCGGAGCGCTGGCTCGACATGGCGGTCTGGGACGAGAACGACGACGCGGTCGACCCGGAGGCGCTGGAGGGCCAAAGCTGCTACGCCGGCCTCGACCTCTCGACGACCCAGGACATCACGGCGCTGGAACTCTTCTTCCCGGCTGCGAGCGGCGGAGGCGACGTCGTCTCCCACTTCTGGCTGCCCGAGGAGAACCTGCGGGCGCGGGTGCTGCGGGACCACGTGCCCTATGACGTCTGGGCCCGGCAAGGACTGGTCCGTCTCACCGAGGGGAACGTCGTGGACTACGACGTGATCCGCGCCGACATCAACGCCCTCGGCGCGCAGTACGACATCCGGGAGATCGCCATCGACCGCTGGAACTCGACCCAGCTTCAGACGCAGCTCATGGGCGATGGCTTCACCGTCGTTCCTTTCGGCCAGGGCTTCGCCTCGATGACGGCGCCAACGAAGGAGTTGCAGCGGCTGGTTCTAGAACGCAGGCTGCGCCACGGCGGCCACCCGGTGCTGCGCTGGATGGCCAGCAACGTTGCCGTCCGGCAGGACCCGGCCGGGAACATCAAGATCGACAAGGCGAAGTCGACGGAGCGCGTGGACGGCATGGTGGCGCTGGCGATGGCCGTCGGACGGGCAATGGTGCAGGAGGACAGCGTCGAAGAAGCGGGCGTGTTTTTCGTCTAGTGAGGAGTGCAATCGTGACCAAGGCAGCGACAACCATCCAGACCATCACGGTCGAGCAGGTGGATATCGACGACCTGCGGCCCGACCCTGGCAACCCGCGGCGCATCTCCGACGCCGAGTTGGAGGCCCTCACCCGCAGCATCCGTGAGTTCGGCCTCGTAGACCCCATCATCGCCCGACAGGATGACAAGATGGTGATCGGCGGCCACCAGCGGCTCGTGGCTGCCCGCAAGCTGGGCCTGAAGACGGTGCCGGTGATCTTCGTCGACCTGCCGCCTGAGAAGGCCCACCTCCTTAACCTCGCCCTCAACCGCATCAGTGGCACCTGGGACCAGGAGCTGCTGGCCCGGCTGCTTCTAGACCTCCAGGACATCCCCGCCGTCGACCTCAGCCTGTCGGGCTTCACCGAGGATGAACTGGGGAAGCTCCTCAAGAGCATCGACCGCCGCGAGAAGCGGGAGCGGCCCGAGGCCTTCTTCGACCTCGATGCCGCCCTGGAAGCCGCACGTGCGGCCCCTGTTGCCCAACGTGGCGACTTGTGGCGCCTGGGCGACCACCGCCTCCTCTGCGGCGACGCTGCCGACCCTGGCGACGTGGCGCGCCTCCGGGACGGCCGGGGCGCGGCCATGGCCTTCACCGACCCGCCCTACAACGTGGACTACGGCCACCACGGCGGCCAGCAGCGGGGCAGCCGCCGGCGCACCATCGTCAACGACTCCCTCCCACCTGAGCAGTGGGAGGCCTTCTGCCGCGCCTGGGCCCGCAACCTCCTGCTGCACGTCGACGGTGCCCTCTACGTCTGCATGTCCACCAGGGAGTGGCCCACCGTCTCGCGCGTGCTGGACGAGCTGGGCGGCCACTGGTCGGACACCATCATCTGGGCCAAGGACAGGTTCGTCCTCGGCCGCGCCCACTACCAGCGCCAGTACGAGCCCCTCTGGTATGGCTGGCGCGAGGGGGTCGACCACCACTGGTGCGGCGACCGGGACCAGGGCGACGTGTGGACGATCCCCCGGCCAGCGGAGTCGGAGCTGCACCCGACCATGAAGCCCCTGGCCCTGGTGGAGCGGGCCATCGAGAACAGCAGCCGGCCCGGGGACCTGGTCCTCGATCTCTTCCTGGGCTCGGGCAGCAGCCTCATTGCCGCCGAGAGGACGGGGCGGGTCTGCTTCGGGATGGAGCTGGACCCCCACTACTGCCACGTCGTGGTGGCCCGCTGGGAGGCCTTCACGGGGCTGAAGGCCGAGAAGATCGACCGAGATTCCAAGAAGGGGGCCTGAACCCGTTGACTTCCCTCGCACACAGAGTGATGTATCCGCTGAGGAAAGGAGGATTCGATGAAGACGCCAGCCATCGAGACCCGCTACGCCAACGCCCAGGCCATCTGCTCGACCTGCGGGAGGGGCCCCAAGGAGTGCGTCCGGTTCACCCACCCCGTGGGCGACCCCGACGCCCAGGAGGTCAACATCTGCAGCCTCTGCCTCCGGGTCGCGGAGTCAGTCCTGCGCCAGGGGAAGGCCTGGGTCATGGACAGCGAGGGCAACGCCTACTTGGAGGAGACCCTGGCCTAGGGCCCATTGAACATCCTCAGCGGACAACGCCCCGAGAGGGCGAAGAGCATAAGCCGAAGGAGGTCAACCATGATCGAGGACAGGAACCTACCCGTAGGGACCCGCCTGGTGGCGCGACACAAGGGCTACGTCTACCACTGCGTGGTGACGAGCAGGGACGAGGACAAGGTGGGCTTCACCTTGGATTGCCCCGACCATCCCGACCTGAACGGGAAGGAGTTCAAGAGCCCCTCCTCAGCCGGCAGCGCCGTCATGGGTGGCACCGCCTGCAACGGCTGGCGCTTCTGGAGCCTGGCCCCGACAGGGGAGACGCCCGCCCCGGCGGCGGAGCCCGCGAAGAAGGGCAAGGCCAAGTTCCGCACCATCAAGAAGGTGGCAAACCAGCAGGGGTTGAAGGAGGGCCAGGTCCGCTACTGGTGCTCCGCCTGCCAGAAGAGCTTCGTGGTCGAGGACGGACAGGAGCCCGACGCCTGCCCCGAGGGCCACAGGGCCGACGACTCGGAGCCCACAGCCTAGCCGCTGCCCGCGGTCCCAGAGAGCAGATCCCCCACGCGGGGGTCTGCCTCGTACACCGGCGTACCACACCATCGCTTGATGGTGTCCCCGGCCCCTGTCAGCAGAGGTGACATCTAGTGGCCGCTCGCGCTTGTAGCACCCGCAAAGACGACGGTTCGCCCTGCGGCTCACCACCGCTCAGGGACGGCGACTTCTGCCTCATGCACGACCCTGAGCACGCCACGGAGATGCAGGAAGCCCGACGGCTGGGAGGCCTGCGCCGGCGCAAGGAGAAGGTGACCTCAGGCGCCTACGACTTCGAGGGCCTCAACGACGTCCGGCAGGTCCGCAGGCTTCTGGAGATCGCCGCGCTGGACGCCCTGGGCCTGGAGAACTCCATCGCCCGCTCCCGCACCCTCGCCTACTTGGCCCAGGTCTCCCTGAAGGCCCTGGAGGTGGGCGAGCTTGAGGACAGGGTCCGGGCCATCGAGTCTGTGCTGCACCCCCGCCTGGACGAGCGGGCCGCTCAAGAGAAGAACAGGCGTGGCTGGAGGTGGCGCCGGTGAGCATAGACGGAAGACTTGACAAGCTCACACCTGCCTTGACCGCCAGGGAGCGGGCCGTCCTCATTCTCAGGGCCTCAAAGGAAGGGGTGTCGGAGGACCCGCAGGTCCGGTCCAAGATGCCGGCCGAGCAGGCGCCGGAGTTCAACCGCTACATCGGCCTCATGAACGGGGTCAACATCTTCCTCACCTTCTACACTGGGGTTCTGAACCAGTCGCTGGCCGCCCTGGATGCCCGCTACGGCTGGCTGCTCACCCTTCACCTGTGGGCCCTGAGCGTCTCCGACCTGGCCGGCTACATCACCGTCTACACTAAGGAGCCCATCACACGCAGCCAGCACGAGCAGCAGCTCAAAGCGGCCCGCGAGAAGATGGTGCCCGCTTCTGAGTTCGCCGAGACCCTGGCCGAGGAGTACGAGGGATGGACGGACTCAGACCTGGAGCCGCAGACGGGTGATGGGGAGCCACAGGTCACCGACGCCGCCTGGGAGCGCGTGCTTGCGGAGAAGGAGCGCGAGATCGCCCGGCTGGTGGACCAGGGGGTGCTGGTGGGCATCAGGAAAGGGCGGCACCTTTATGTCAACACGGGCTCCTTTTACGACTGGCTCGGCAAGCCGGTGCCCCTCTTCCCCGACTGGGGGTGGGGGTTCCAGGTCTTCCCCGACAAGCAGGCCGATGAGGTGCGTCGCCTGCAGAAAGCCCGTCGCCACGCCCAGGAGGAGTGCAGACTTGCGCCGCTGAGCCTGGTCCTGGACTTGCCCCGCCGGAAAACCCGTCGGCCTCGCAAGGCCTCGCCCCGTGGGGAGGAGATCGCCGAGGCCGTGGGCACGGCCCTCCGAGAAGGCATCCAACTGCGGTGGCGGGAGCTGCGATCCATAGAACTCGTCCTGGAGGAGGTCGCAGGAGAGTTCGACGGGGAAGCCCCCACCCGGCCATGGGAACGGGAGGCGCTCGACAACGGCAAGAAGAAGCTTGAGGAACTGCATCTTGCGGCCCAAGCCTACGTTGCGCCGTTCGAGCTGCCGGGGCCCGACGAGGAGGAGATGGAACAGGTGAGGGAGGTCATACGGCGGGAGGGTGAGCGCTAGGCGGTGGGAGTCTCAGGAGGGCGACGTGGTAGGGCCATACAAGAGGAAGCGCCCACGCCTCGACCTGACGCCGCCAAAGGATAGCCAACGATGCCCCACAGCCATCCTCTCTGCATGGGTACCTCCTCTCGGAAGCACCCCGCCACGAGAGGACATTCTAGCTGCGACGTGACTGGGATATCCTACGTGCGACCCAACACAATGCGTTGACCCTCACAGATGGACGTGCTAGGCTCATTAGCAGTCCTGTATCGGATTCTCGATGCGTCACAACTTCCGTCTGAAGAGCGCAACGGCGATGACCTGTGCGCGGGGGCGCGCCTCGGGTTCGATGACGCTTGTTCTGGTTGACCTGTGGGGAGGTGGCGGCCGGATCTGAACATGCCGCTGGTCTCGCCGGTAACGGCCC